TCTTGTCGTTCTCAAAGCGTTGCTTTTGGTTCTGGTCGCCAGTCAGCTTGAATGATTCGCCGAAGTGAGTTTGATACCATGGGCTGTCAATCAGACGCCTACACTTTACCGAGTCCCTAACGGAAAGTGATGATGCGTATGACGCAAACAAGAAACGCTTCTGCGGCTGGATGGTCCATGTCCATGCGGGCAATGCAACTGCCACAGAGATTGATTTCATATGACGAGGAGGAATATTGATGATCAAACGCTTTATGTCGCCTTCAACTACAGCCTGAAGGTGGTCAGATATTGCGTCAATGTGCCAGTTGTCGTGAAACTCGCGTCCTGGTTCAATCGTTGGCCAAGAGTTGCGTGTGAACTCCTTCAACGATCTCCTCATCTTCTCCGCTCGAATCTCCGTCAATGACAGCGTGTTCAAGAACTCGTTCAATTGCATTTAGGTCATTGTCCGTCAGTTTGCTTATGTCTAGCACTTTTCTTTCTTCAATCTGTGCTTTTACTTCCACTGCTTTTAAATCAGGCACGCATTTACCGAGGAGGGTCTTTGCGGCCATGACGCGTAACTCTGGGTCTGCGGAAATGTTACCAGCTTTTGTGGCCAATCCGTCAGGATCCTTAACATAAACAGGGAATATCTCTTTGCCAGCCATCACATCGCTCAAAAAACCAACAGGATCTGCTTGGCCCATGATCCAATTGATTGTTGCGTGGTGATTCCATTTGTATGGCTTTTGCCGAGCCTTTTTCTGGTGTTTCATTGGCTCAACTGACTTGAATTTGCCGTCCCAAGCCTCTGGTTTGACAGGCTGACCCATCTTCACAGGTCTTTTTACAATAACCTCTTCTTCCTTAGGCTTCCTCGGACGACCTCTTTTCTTAGGCTCTGAAGACATATTTATTACCTTTCGACCGATGTTTCAGTGGTCAACTGTGAGATTTAGTGTCAATAGTATCGCTGATTTTTTGGCAAAAAGAAAGCCTCCATTTTCAGGAGGCTAGTTTTGAGGCTCTGAATCAGAGCAGTATAACGGAGATCAACATGAATCCTACTTCAATGTTAGTCGCCTTTGGCCAAGGAATCAACAATCATCGCAGGCGTAACGCAAGAATTTTCATACGTCCAGTATTGTTCGTCCCAAGTCTCACAACCCAACAACCAGTTAATGATAACGAAAGCGAACAAGACCCCGAACAATGCACAACCGAGAAAAGCAAAGATGCTGCCCAACATTTTATTACTCATATTTTACCTCCAAACAAAAAACCGAAGCGATTAGGCTTGGTTTCATAATCTATTCTGCCATTGTTTTTGAATTGTGGCCTGATCCAATTGTGTATCAATTCAGGATGCGGAGCAAGACAGTTTTCATAATCATGTTTAGCCCCACCAACTGTGGAAGACCACATAATGGCATCAAACATCATGTCATTTTTATTGAAAACAGAAGTCCATTTGTATCTGTATTCATCAAACACACCCCAAGGATTGCAAATCTCAACAAACATTGATCCTCCTTCTTCAGTCAGACTAATCATCTTCATGAAAAACTTTTTCACCTCCTCAAGACTGTGCTGGTGAAGGTAGCCATACCAGAAGTTAGTAACAACATCATATTTACGATTGCTTTCATATTTAAGCAAATCTTCTTCAATGAGAGTTATGTCGTCACCTCTGCAAAGATCAAGCATTTTCGGCGACCTATCGAGGCCGAACCTTTCAACATCAACATCAGCGTTGCGCAAAAGATACCCAGTGCCGCACCCAACATCCAACCAAGAGTTTTTGTTTTCCATCAGAGATTCAATTATGCTCAACTCAACAGCGATTATGCCGCGCATCTCAGGAGACTTAACATAACGCTCCTCATATTTTTCGGCATAGCCTTCGTCATCATACGGGACTTTCATGCTTGCCTCCATTCAAAATCTTTTTCAAACTTGATTTGCTCAAAGCCATCATACTCAGTGATGATGAACTTCTCGCCTTGATTGACCCAGACGATCTTAACATCTTTCGCACCGAGCGCAGAACCGAGCTTCAAATCAATACAAAGATTTTCAGCCTCGTCATGTTTGCCTTCAAGGAACAACTTATTGAACCTTGCATCCATCGGATCAACCTGATTCCAAGTTGACCACCCAGAACCATAATCAAAACTCACCGCAACAGCAATCTTGCCATCTTTCACGATCTTAATCATTGGCCACCTCCATGTGTTTCTCATTGATACAAAAGAAGATGTTATCAATGCGAGCATTCCAAACATTAGGCCAATCAGTCTTGACAACTAGAGTGGCCTCTCGGCCACAATAGAAGTTGTTAGGGTCACGGATGATGACTTTGTCTTTTTCGTTAAACATGATAGTTTCCTTTCTCAAAAGTTGTAGTCGTAAAACTTGCGTGGCTCAGTTGACAGCACGTGCTTACCGAAGTTGCTATGGAAGTTGCCGTCTTTGCGCAAACGTGCACGCAACACCATGCCCTCGGGTGCTGACTTGTAGTTCCATTTTTGTTGGCCTTGGTTAACGCAATGTCCCGCAAAGCCTCCAGGAATAATCTCTGGCTTAAAACTTTCGTCTTGTTCAGCAATCATCGCTCTGACCTCAATGGTCTTAGGGGAAACAACCCGAACAATCTCAAAAGGAGTCACATCGCTCCACCCATGCATATTCGCGTGAGTGTATTCAATGGCTACAACTTCGTAAACCAAAGTCAAAACATAATTACCAGAACCCTGTTCAACAGGCAACTCAGCCACAACAGCCTCAGCCTCCGCAAGCGTGTCAAAAGTTTTCTCAGCGCGATTTGAAGTTTTAATGTGTTCAGCGTGCTTGAAATATTCCACGAAATAAACAGGGATCATTTCAACAGAACGATCATCAGAGTGAATCGTTTCAGTGACCTTAATAGCGTAGCGAGTAATCATTGGTTAGTTCCTTTCTCAGTTGATAAGGTATTCTCTCTCTTTTTTGATCAAAAGGCAACAAAAAAGTTATGAAGAAAGCAAAATTGTTTCCCTTTGTTTACAGTCACTTACAAGATACACGCAGAAAAGTTCCCAGAGTCTGGGTTGCGTTTCCCCATGTTTTTGAGTCTGGGAACGCCTGTTTTTCCTTTTAAATCCAGAGACTTGCGCCATGCCGAAACCAACGAAACCACAAATCCTGAAATTTTTCACACACAAACAACAACCCAAATTTTCCCCTTATAATAAAGAGGCCAAGGACGGGTCCAAAAACAACTCGTGTCTAAATCTTTGGTTTCGTTGGTTTCGTCGTTGGTTTAAAAAAGAAAGTTTGGGTTCGATCTGCTTCTTTGAAAAATTCTTCTTTCCTTTTTAATCTTTCCGAGGCATAGTAAAGTTCCACTGAGAAAGGAGATGAGATGCCTAAGGTTTATGTAGTCAACCGACCCGTCAAGAATAAATTTGGGTGGGTGCCTGACTTGAGTGATGCTACGAGGTATGGAACGCTCGAGGTAGTTTTTGAACCTGAAGACAAGCCTCAATATGTTCCTGGACCCAGCATACAAAAAGCTCGCAGAATTATGAAAGACTTCTCGCCAGAGGACTATGTGCTTTGGCCTGGAGGTGGTGACCCAATTGCAGCCATGACAGTTTGCATGATTGCGAGCGAGTTGTCACCAATCGTGCGTATCCTACGTTGGGAGCGCAATATCGAGGAGGGTGAAAGGGATCGCCGTAAAGGTTGGTATATGCCTGTAGCTCTCGAACTGAGAAAGGTAGGAGACTATGAAAGAAGTAGATCTGCTTGAGGACGTGGCACCAGCGTCAAACGAACTTGGTGCAGTTGCAGATATGGCTCGGAAGATGCAAGATCTCGCCCATGAGATCAATCGCATTGAAGATACATTGAAGCAAAAAAAGCAGGATCTCAAAATGTTGGCTGAACATGACTTGCCTGATTTAATGCAGGAACTGAACATCCGAGACTTCACTTTGACCAATGGTTCAAAAGTTGAAATCAAAGATGTGATTACTGGGTCAGTCCCATCCCAAGGTGCAATAGATCGCGCCAAGGGTGACGACAAGGACGAACTCAGGATTCGCCAACAGCAGTGCTTTGAATGGCTACGTCAGAATGGTGGCGCAGACCTAATCAAAAGTAATGTTGAGGTTCAATTTGGTCGTAATGAGGATGACGCGTGCAATGAGTTCACTAACGAACTTCGCAATCGTCATATGCATTACAAACGAGGCGTCGGAGTCCATCCTAGTTCGCTCAACTCTTTTATTAAAGAGCGTCTAGCAGAGGGCAAAGAAGTCGATCTTGACCTGTTCCGTGTTTACACAGGTCGCATAGCCAACATAAGGAGTTAATCATGGCAAACGTAGCAAAGAAAGAAACTGGCAACAATGTAGTTGCATTCGACGATTCAATCCTGATTGAAGACGCAGGCAAAGGCACAGAGGGCATGACCCAAGAGGATCTCATGATCCCACGCCTGAGCGTGTTGCAACAAATGTCACCCCAAGTCAACAAGCGTGACGGTGCATATGTTCAAGGTGCTGAAGCAGGCATGATTCTTGACAATGTAGCAGCTGAGGCATTCGACGGTGAAGAAGGCATCACAGTGATCCCAATCAGCTATCGTCGTGCGCACATTGAGTGGAAAGCAGACAGAGGTGGATTGGTCGCTGACCATGGGCCAGACTCTGCTTGTCTTGAGGGTTGTTCACGCGGTGACCGAGGTGAATACCTGACAGCTGAGGGCAACGAGATCGTGCCGACAGGCGAATACTTCGTGTTCGTTGTTGACAAGGATGGGAACTATTCACCTGCTCTTTTGAGCATGGCGAAGTCGCAGCTGAAAAAAGCTCGTCAGTGGAACTCAATGATCAATCGTCTGCAGATCCCTCACCCATCAGGCGAAGGAACACTGAATCCAGCGATGTTCTGGAACGCCTACAACCTATCAACTGTCCCTGAAGAAAATGACCAAGGCTCTTGGTTCGGATGGTCAGTAAAGCAAATGTTTGACGCTAAGTCTGGCGGCATCATACACAACTTGCCGAACGGCAAGGCAATCTACCTAGCAGCTCGTGATTTTAAAGCACAAGTCGCTGCAGGTGAAGTAAAGGTATCACCAGAGTCCGCACCTGAGGATAACGACGTAATGTAACTGTGGCGTCGTTAGGGGGAAGCAGGGTTAATTTTCGTTAACATCGGCATTCTGCTTCCCCCACTTCAGAAAGGAACCGAGGATGAAGCCCAATCAAGTAAAAAGATTCATGGACCTGTTCAGAGGCTACGAGCTTGCGCACGGCCAATACAGAGTTCAGAAGACAGAGGCCGACGGAAAAATGTCAGGCCGAGCAGTAACAGTTAGCGAACCCGCAACCCAACAAAACTTTGAAGCGCATCTCAATGGTGGTGATTATATTCTAGGCATCATCATGTTGCGCCAGAACAATGCGTGCAACTTTGGGGTCATTGATATTGACATCCGAGGCGATGTTAAGCTGAATGAGTCGCTTGAGCAACTTGAAAAGAAGATTGAGAAGACGCCACTCGTTTTATGCAGGAGCAAGTCAGGAGGTGCTCATCTTTACCTTTTTTGTGAACCTGCTATTGCAGCTGTTGACATGGTCGCCAAGCTGAACGAGTTCGCAGCAACATTAGGCTACGGTGGTGCAGAAATTTTCCCCAAGCAAATATCTCGCGCCAATGAACGCGACAGAGGCAACTGGATCAACCTTTGCTATTGGGATGGTGACAAGAGCGAACGCTACGCAATCCACAAAGGCAAACCCCAAAGCCTAGAGCAGTTTCTTGACCTAGCTGAAAAGAAGCGCACGACCTATGAGGCTCTTGAAAATTTTAGTCCTGAGCTGACAAATAAGTTTGAGGATGGCCCACCTTGCCTTCAGCACATAATGACAATGGGCTTTCCTGAAGGTGGAAGAAACATCTCTTTGTTCAATGTGGGCGTTTATTACCGCAAGAAGAACCCAGACGATTGGCAAGAAGATCTGATGAGGTTCAACTATGAGCACCTGCCTGAGCCTCTACCATCAGGCGAGGTCAATGGCCTAATTAAATCAGTCTCAAAAAAAGAATACGCATACACCTGCAAGTCAGCACCAATCTGCAACTATTGCGAGAAGTCTAAGTGCATGAAGCGTGAGTTCGGCATTGGTGGGGTTGGTGGAGGCCAATCAATAGAGATTGACGCAATCACGAAATATGAAACTGAGAACCGCTCGTCAGTGCGTTGGTATATTGAGATCCAAGGTGAACGCATTGAAGTCACGACCCAGCAGTTGCTTGATCAGCGTCAGCTGCAAAGGCTGTGTATTGAAAAGCTGAACAAATGCCCTAGCACAATGCCTGTTCAAAGGTGGGAGCAACGCATCAACGAGTTGCTGAGCACTGTTGAGGTGATACAAGATCCCGACGATGCATCGCCCCAAGGTCAATTTGAAAAGATGCTTGACAGCTTCTTGACTGGTAAGGTTCAAGCTCGCCATCGTGACGAGATCATGAACGCAAAGCCATGGCACGACTCGGACGAGGAAAAAGTTTACTTCCGCTCAGAGGACTTGTTCATATATCTGGACGCAAGACGTTTCCGCTACCCATCACAACACCAAATTTGGTCTTGGCTCAGAACGCTAGGAGGCGACAGAAAGACTTTCCGCATCAAACAAAAACCAGTTAAAGTATGGTCAGTGCCAGCACCAGAGTTTTACGCAGACGATGATGAGCTGGAGATCCCGAGTGCAGTGACGGAGGAGTTTTGATGCATTATATAAAGTTATATGAAAAGTTTGTTGACTGTGATTTTTGCGGACAGCAAACACGTGGCAGAGTTTACGACGACGAGCCTGAGAAGGCATATTGTGGATCTTGTAACAGAGTCATAGTTGAGAAAGGAATAAACAGTGAGAAGAGTGCAAATCATATTAGGTCCACCAGGAACTGGAAAGACCACGACCCTACTGAGGATAGTTGAAGATGCACTCAGTCGAGGCATACCACCCGAGCGCATAGCTTATCTTGCATTCACCCGCAAGGCAGCCAATGAAGCGCAGGAACGCGCCATGGCACAGTTTGGTTTTGACGAGGGGAGATTCCCATACTTCAGAACACTTCACTCTTTGGCTTTCAAAATGTTAGGTCTGCAAAGAGACGAGGTTATGACCAATGCGCACTATCGCAAACTAGGCAAAGCATTGGGGGTTGAATTCAAGGGCATTTACGACGAAGATATAGGTATCCACACTGGAGATGGCCTTGGCGATAAATGCTCAAGAATTGAATCATTGGCACGTGTCGGGCTGCGTTCAGTGCAAGATCAATATCACCTCACCCCAACGAATGATCTGACCCTCCATGCAGTCAAGCAATATCACTCAGCACTCGCAACCTACAAAAGAGAAAACTCGCTCCTCGACTTTACGGACATGCTCCAGAACTACAATGTTACGCTCCCAGTGGACATCTGCATTTTTGACGAGGCGCAAGACTTATCAAGCCTCCAATACCGCATGGCAATATTGGCCTCCCAACAGGCATCTGAAGTCTACATAGCTGGCGACGACGACCAAGCAATCTTTGGTTGGGCTGGTGCTGATGTTAACAAGTTCCTAAATTTAAAAGGCGACAGGCTCGTCTTGCCCCAGAGTTACCGCATCCCTCGTTCAGTTCACCGCATGGCCTCAAATGTTGTCGGTCGCATCAAGCACCGCTACCAAAAGCCATGGTCGCCCAAAACCGAGGAAGGCAATGTTGACTGGATAGCCGAGGAGCAGCAGATTGATTTTAAGAATGAAGGCACATGGCTCTGCATGACTCGCTCAAAATATCTCTTGAACAGATATCGCCAAGCAGCTCGTCAACAAGGCTTTGCATATTCTTACAATGGTCAGCACTCTCTTGAGTCAGAAGAAACAAAAGCCATCATGAGTTGGGAAAGGCTCCGCAAAGACAAAAAGATCCCTTTACATGAGGCCAAGAATCTCATACAGTTCTTTGGGTTCAATGTCAAACTTGAACGTCAAGAGACTTATGGGTTGAGTGATTTGGGATTGCCTGAGGACGCAAAGAACATTGATTGGATGAGCATGTTGCGCGGCATTGCACCCGACGAGCGTGAATATCTGCGTTCGTGCTTACGCAATGGAGAAAAGTTTTCTGACAAGCCTCGCATAACAATCTCAACAATCCACCAGTCCAAAGGTGGTGAGGCTGACAATGTTGTGTTGACAACTGACATGGGCAAGCTGAGTTGGGAAAACTCGCACACCGATGAGGAGAACAGAGTGTGGTATGTTGCGTTGACAAGAGCACGCAAAAACTTGTATTTAGTGCGACCCAGAAATTTGAGACATTATGTGCTATGATGTAAGTGATTGAAAACAATGAAAACAAAAATCAGAATCTTCAAACTTTTTTGTTGCCTTATCTGTCAAAAAGAGAGATACTAACAAGACTGAGAAAGGAAAGGAACAAACCATGAAAGCATTTGCTATCGACTACAAACAAAACACAATCCGTGCATTCAGCTCTAAGAGCGTTGCTCAAAAGATGGGTAATGGATTGGTTGTTTTCAGCTCTGTTGACGAGTTGCTTGAAAACCGCAATACCACAAACCAAGGCATTGTCAGAGTTTACAACAACAACACAAAAGTCGCAGTGAAAAGGTTCTCTGACACCCGCACAGGTGCAATGAGGCTTTTGAAATTGGCTCAAGACATTCCTGTCGAGGCCACACCCTTTGAACACATCAATGGAAAACAAGGAGAAAAACCAGTGGATGCTATCACTGATAATGTCGTTGAAGTAAAAGTTAAGTCAGTCAATGACAAAAAGAAGCGTGGCCGTGCGTCAGGCTATGAGGGCAAGATGATAAAGGCAACTTGTGATAAGAACCCTCGTCGTGAGAACACTCATGGGTTCAACTCAATGGGAATATTGCTGAACGCAGATGGCCCAGTGTCATACGAAGATTATCTGCACGCAGGTGGTCGTCGTCAAGACCTCGCATGGGATATTGAAAAAGGCTACGCAAAGGTGGTGGGCTAGTGCCCTGCCGCCGATGCTTCATGCCGACCTTGACTGACCTTGAGATTAACTTGCTCTTGAGGTTGGTCAAGGATTCTTCGTTCCCGATGGAACAAGGCTACCCACCCGCAGTGACCACCCACGCAGTGGCAAAAAGAACAGAACGCAAGCTAGAGAAAATGCTTGAGCATAGTGAGACGGAGTTTGAGACATGAGCAACCCATTTGTATACGGAGCAGGTCTGGCAGGACTTTTAGCAGGGCACATGCTCAGGTCGCTCAACCCTAAGATAGTTGAGTCCCAAGACTCGTTGCCGAACAACCATGGTGCACTTCTGCGCTTCCGCACTGACAAGGTTGCCCGAGCTTGCGCCATACCTTTTAAAAAGGTCAAAGTCCAAAAGGCAATCAAATACGATGGCAAGCTGACAACAACACCAAATTTGTTTTTGAGCAACTTGTATTCGCAAAAGGTCACAGGCACAGTCCTGAACAGATCAATCAACAATCTTGACCCTGTTGAGCGTTACATTGCGCCATGGGACTTGATCTCGCAGATGGCAGAGCCTCTGAAAATCGGTTACAGCTTTGAGCTAGACAGTGATAAAATTCACAGCCATGTAATTAACAACACGCCAATAATCTCAACCATACCAATGCCCGCATTGATGCACATTGTTGATTGGCAAGACCGACCTGATTTCCCATCGCAACAGATCTGGACGCGCACAGGCCGCATTGTTTCGCCAAAGTGTGACATTTATCAAACCATATACTACCCCGACCCACTCGTGCCATTTTACCGCATATCAATCGTGGGCGACATCGTGATCAGCGAATATATAAATGAGCCTGATGGTTCAATTGGCCCACACCTCATGGAAGTGTTGATGGACGACTTCGGAATAAAGCCTTACTCAATCGTTGATATGAAACAATCGTCTCAGATGTATGGCAAGATCCAACCGATCAATGAGGACTTGCGCAAGCAGTTCATATATGAGATGACAACCAAATATAATATTTATTCTGTCGGCAGATTCGCCACATGGCGCCAACTGTTGATGGACGATGTTGTTGATGACATTCAGCACATCGAAAGATTCATCCGCTCCAAATCCGACTATGGGCGAATGATGCACTCTCAGAAAGGAGAAAACACATGAAAGTCGAATTGATTAGCTATACGGACGATGCAGTGAATCTGCTATTGTTCACAAAAAACACTCGTCTCATGGACGACGATAACGCTTACGAAAAGGTGAGCAAGTGGCCATGGGATAAAAAGCAGGACGAGCTTGATTATATGTTGAAGACAATCAAGTCATCTTGGGAGTTCATTGACTATACGTTCAATGTGCGCGAAGTGACACGAGGCTTCACTCACCAGTTCGTTCGCACTCGTCAAGGCTCATACGCCCAACAATCGCAACGCACAGTTGATATGGCAGGGTTCGGATATTACACTCCCCCACGCATTGAAGCAAATCCTGAGGCCAACATTATCTATGCTCAGGCGATGGCTCAAATAAACGAGGCTTACCAGTTGTTACGGGAACATGTCCCAGCAGAGGATGCACGAGGCGTATTGCCAACCAACATCCACACCAACATCGTAGCCAAATTCAATTTGCGCACACTTCACGAGATGGCCAAGTCACGCCTCTCCCCACGTGCCCAAGGCGAATATCAAGAGGTGTTCAAGTTGATGGTCGGCGAGGTCGTCAAAGTTCACCCATGGGCAGAACCATTCTTAACACCGACCGAGTGGGCAGCTCCGTCGATGGCAAAAGCTCTGAACGGATAGGAGGCAGAGATGAAATATACAGACAAGATGATCAGAGAGATTTACGCTCACAACAAAGAACATGGCCGCATGAAAACAAAGAAAAAGTATAAGCTGACTCAACCTCAGCTTAACTACATTGTTTACAAGCGTGCACCAGTCGTGTTGAACAGTCGTGCTTCTTTAGCCAAAGAGCTTGAACCTGGATTGAACGTGCTGTTCGGGGACGCAAGTTTTGAGGATGTTTCGCCCATGCCATGGTGGAAAAGGCTTTTCAAATGGCTCGGCTTCAAGTAAACTAATGACACTGAGAAAGGAACAGAACATGAACATATTTTATCTGGACGAAAGTCCTGTCACTGCTGCTCGCATGCACTGCGACAAGCACTGCGTCAAAATGATCCTCGAGACTGCTCAGCTGTTATGCACTGCGCACCGAGTCATTGATGGCGACTCTTGGGCTGACGAGGTTGGGTTGTATAAAACGACCCACCAGAACCACCCATCAGCAATCTGGGTCAGAGAGTCCTCAGCCAACTACTATTGGGCGTTAGGTCTGCTCAGCGAGTTGTGCAAAGAATACACTCGTCGTTACGGAAAAGATCATAAGACTGCAGCAATGCTGCCATTCTTGGCTCTTGTCCCTATGCACATTAACGTAGGAATGCTTACGTCTATCCCGCAATGTATGCCCGACGAATACAAGGCTGATTCGCCTGTCACTGCATACCGCAACTATTACAATGGAGCGAAAGCTCGTTTCGCAAAATGGAAAAACACGGAGGTGCCACAATGGTTCTTACAGCCTACGAGCGTGTAGTTATTGTTGATCTGGACGGAACACTGTCCGATTATTCCCATCGCGTCAAACTTATCAAAGAACGCAAGTATGATGAATTCAATAGGCAGGGTTTGAAAGACAAGCCAATTGAAAACATCTGCAACCTCGTGCGCCACTTAGGCACTGATGGTGAAACCAAGATTGTGGTTATGACTGCGCGTGATGAGTCAGTCAGACACGAGACCCAACAGTGGTTGCATGCTAACGAGATTCCTTGCGACGAACTGTTGATGCGTGCAGAAGGCGACAACCGCCACGACCACGAAGTCAAGTTTGACCTGTATCAAGAGAACTTTGAGTTCAAAGACATTTGGCTCATTCTTGAGGACAGGAAGTCAGTTGTTGACATGTGGAGGGGCGAGGGATTGACTTGCCTTGAGGTTGCGGAAGGAGGTTATTGATGGAGTTACGGGTCATAGGCAACGACATTGAATTCGACCGCCAAAAGATCGCCAGAATATTTGACATCCTGCCAACAATGCGTTGGGAGCTTGAACAGGCTTTTGAGCGAGCCAACGAGTATGAGGCTGAAATAGAGAAACTTAAAATTCAACTGCGTGATCAAAAAGAGGAGGCATACAGAGATGGATACAGTGACGGACAGAAAGAAAACAATAGCGGATATTGCGGAGAAGATCAGGAAGTCAGGGCAACCTAAGCACCCGATTGATTGCATGGAAGCTGCCCTCAACACTTTCCGTGAGCGCAATAAAACCTATGGCGACAACTACCTTCAACATGGCGAGGTTATGACAGCTTTGTTTCCTGATGGGATCAAATTGAATAGCGTTGAAGACTGGAATAGGTTTGGTGTTGTTAATATGATTGTTGCCAAGCTGACTCGCTATGCCCAAGGCTGGCCCAAAGTCCATCAAGACTCTGTTCATGACTTAGGTGTTTATGCATTCATGCTTGAGTCGCTAGACAGCGGAGTGAAGAAATGATTGTGTTTGACTTAGAAACAACAGGTCTGCCCAAAGCGGAAGGTTCTGACCTAGACATCCAACCCAAGATCATTGAGTTCGGTGCATTGAAGCTGGACGACGAAACTCTTGAGGAAGTTGACAGGCTTGAGTTCTTTTGCAATCCTGGGCACTTGCTTGACCCACAGATTATAAAGATCACCAACATCACCGACGACATGTTGAAGGATGAAAAGCCTTTTGTGGCTTACACTGAACAGCTTTGTGATTTTTTCTTGGGGCAGAAATCTATTGTCGCGCACAACTTGCCTTTTGACCGCAAGATATTAAAGTTTGAATTGGAGAGGCTTGACAGGGTCACTAAGTTCCCATGGCCTCCGCAACACATCTGCACAGTTGAAGTGGGGCAAAGAGTTTGGGGCAAAATGCGCAAGCTCGGCGACATCCACGAGGAGCTGTTCGGAACAAAGATCGATGGCGCACACCGCTCAATCAATGACGTTGAGGCAACTGTGCGTATCGTTGAATGGTATAGAAAGGAGGGGCATATCTGATGGATCCATCAATCATAGGTTCAATCATCGGCGCAATAGTCGTCATAATCCTAACAAATGTGATATAGCATGTTAAACATAAAAGTCAGATCCGAATATTCATTCCGCAAAGCCTATGGGCCAATCAGCAAGGTTCTTGAAACTGCGAACAGCAAGGTGGTAGGAATATGCGACACAGGCACATGGGGTCATGTCGCATTCTCAAAAGCCTGCAAAAAGGCTGAAGTAAAGCCTCTGTTCGGGGTTGAGATATCAGTCGTCGCAGACGCAGAAGAACGAACCAAGCAACCCGACAACCCAATGACATTCATAGCCAAGAATGATTCGGGTCTGACTGAGATATATGAGCTCGTGACAAAAAGCACCTCCAAAGAAAGGTTCTACTACTTCCCACGACTCAGCTACACCGACTTGTTTGATGTCAGCGATAATGTAATAATATTGAGCGGAACTCACCCTGATTGGGGATTGTTGCCTTTGACCAAAAAAGACGATCTTTACATTGAGCTGAATCCAATGAGTTCGCCCAAGGCTCTGAAGTGGGCTCAAGAAAAAGGCTTCAAGGTCGTAGCAACTTCCGACAACTTTTATCCGCGTGTTGGTGACCGCAAGGCATATGAGGTTCTCGTCGGGCGCAACCGCACCGACCGCACAGCCCCAATGCATATATTGAATGAGTGGGAGTGGAAAGCAGCACTGCCATGGGCACCTCAAGAAGCAATTGACAACACCTACGCAATAGCCGATCAGTGCGATGCTCACTTGCCTACAGCGCAGATGGTTTCATTCCACAGCCCCAAGACTTTGCGCCAACTCTGCGAAGAAGGTGCACCACCGCGTGACATTGATTTAACTGACCCAGTGTATGAGGCGAGGCTGAAGAGGGAGCTTGACCTGATTGCTGACAAGCAGTTTGAAGATTACTTTTTCGTCATCGCTGACATGATCAACTATGCCAAGCAACATATGCTCGTTGGCCCAGCACGAGGTTCGTCTGCGGGATCATTAGTTTGCTACCTCACTGGCATAACTGACATTGACCCGATTGAGCATGACTTGCTGTTTGAGCGATTCATTGATATCACTCGTGAGGATTTGCCTGATATTGATATTGACTTTCAGGATGACCGCAGAGAGATGGTTTTTGAATACTTGCGGCAAAAGTATGGCGCAGAAAAGGTTGCGCACCTCGGGACAGTCTCGCGTTACAAAGCCAAGAGCACAATCGCCGAAGTTGCCAAAGAGCTCGGCATCCCCGCATGGGAGGTGAATGACCTCAAAGGCGCAATAATTGAACGCAGCTCTGGCGACTCACGTGCAGCGTTTTGTATTCTTGACACCTTCAACGAACTGGACGTTGGTCGGCAGGTTCTTGAGAAGTATCCCCAGATCAAAGTTGCCGCAGACATGGAAAACCACGCACGTCACAACGGAGTGCACGCTGCTGGGATCTTGGTGACTGAGTATCCCGTTAGCCGATATTGTTCTGTGTCAGGCCAGACAGGTGCAGCCCAGATTGATAAAAAGGACGCTGAGGATCTTAATCTGCTGAAGATTGATGCCTTGGGGTTGCGGACGCTGTCAGTGCTTCAAGACATTCTTGATCAGGTCGGTTGGACGCGAGATCAGCTTATCAAATACCCACTGGAAGATGAGGACGCATTCAAAGTTTTAAACGACGAAAAGTATGCAGGCATCTTTCAGTTTGAAGGTTACGCTCTGCAATCAGTGACTCGGCAGATGAAAGTGCACAAGTTTGAGGACATTGCGGCGATCACTGCTTTGGCTCGTCCTGGTCCACTTAACTCTGGCGGCACAACCGAATACATCAAACGCCACACAGGTGCAGCCCCAGTTGAGTTCCTGCATCCGCTGACTGAAGAGATAACCAAAGTGACCAATGGTGTCGTTGTTTATCAGGAACAGGTTATGACGATCGCTCGGGATGTTGGCAAGCTGAGTTGGGAAGACGTGTCAACGCTCCGCAAGGCAATGAGTAAGTCTTTCGGTAAAGAGTATTTTGACACCTTCTGGGAAAGGTTTAAGGTTGGTGCAGCTGAGAATGGTATTGAAGAAGATCAGGCACAGCGCATCTGGGACAACATCAACACAATGGGCTCATGGGCGTTCAACCGCTCACACGCCATTGCCTACGGATTGCTAAGTTATTGGTGCTGCGTTTTGAAGAGCAAGTTTCCGCTCGAGTTCGCTGCTGCTTGCCTACGCAATGTGAAGGATGACGAACAAGCTGTGCGATTGTTGCGTGAGGTCGTGAAGGAAGGCTTGGGCTACAAGCCATTCGACAAGTTCAAGTCAAAGGCCAACTGGTCGGTGCAAGATGGTGAGCTGATCGGTGGTTTGATCGGCATCAAAGGCATTGGCCCAAAGATGGCTGAGGACATTGAAAAGAGACGTGAGTGGGGGCAAATACTCACCCCACGTCAAGAGAAGCTCCTAGACAACGGAGAAACACCCTACGACGACATATTTGAGTGCGAACGTAGGTTCGGCCATATTAAGGCTGATCCCGCCTCCTACAACATTGTAACGCCGATTACGGACATTGTTGATCTTGACGCAGACCGTCCAGGAACATTCGTGTTCTTCGGGAAGTTGAAAGAGAAAAACTTGCGGGACATGAACGAGACAGTCAACCTTGCCAAGCGTGGGGGTCGCAGAGTTGAGAACAACAACCTATGGCTCAACTGCACTTTTGAGGATGACACTGGTCCAATCATATGCACCATTGACAGGTTCAAGTATTCACGCATGGGCAAGCCAATCGTAGAGGACGGAAGGTTAGGAGATTGGTACTTGGTCAAAGGGACGCTTCGTGCTGGATTCAGAAAGATTTACGTTGACAAGTGGCGTAAGCTTGAGTAACTCCTTGTTTTTATTGAAAACAAAAATCACTTTATTCAAATTTAGTTGTTGCCTTTTCTGCCAGAAAGAGCGATACTAACTTATCAACTGAGAAAGGAAATGATTATGGACAAGTTCAAACCCAACCACCGCGAGATCACCGACTGGATCGGCAACCAACGTATTACATGGTGTGGCCCATATTCTGTTGCCACTGTTGCTGGCACTAGCTATGAGCGTGCATATCAGACTCTTAAGCTGATCCGTGGCAAGCGTCACTGCAAAGGCGTCAGCAATGCCAACATCGCAGCAGCTTGCAAAAAGCTCGGCATCAAAGGCAAGTGGAAGAAACTTGAAAAGCGCACCAAACTCGCCAACTTCCTGCCGACTCTTGAGGACGGAAAAGTTTACATTGTCCAGATCACCAAGCACGTGCTAGTCATCGACACACGCGACCGCACAACAATCGACAACCAGCACCGCGAGTGGATTGCTATGGAATCAACCAAGCACGCCAACAAACTCGCCCACGCATACTATGAAGTCCAGAACCCTAAGTTTGAGACTGTCAACGAACCATGGCTGTTCGAGAAGATGGCAGCATCAGCATGATGAAGCCTTGCCCAGAGTGCGACGGTGAAGGTCGCAGAGAATATACAAGAGCTGTCATTGACTATGTCAATGGCGGTTATCTTGAAGGATACATGGACACTTGCGAAGAGTGCGGTGGATACGGCGAAGTAGAGGCCGACGAAGATGAGGAGGAGGAAGAACAATGATGATAACTGCAGCAACATGCCTAGCCATGGCAGTTTACTACGAGGCTCGTGGCGAGCACCTAGACGGACAGCTCGCAGTCGCAGAGGTTGTGATCAACCGAGTCCAAAGTCCTGACTTCCCAGCAACAGTTTGCGAGGTCGTGAAGCAAGACACTGGTCCAAAAAAGTATGATTGTCAATTCAGCTTTTATTGCGATGGGATGCCTGAGAACCCTAAAGAGATCGCTGCATGGTCAACTGCCAAGGACATCGCCGACATGGCTCTCAGAGGTGAGGTTCTTGATCATGGCGCAACATTTTATCACGCTATTGAGGTGAAACCATACTGGGCTAAGCATTTTGAGTTCGTTGGGCGCATCGGCGATCATATGTTTTACAATGGTGATATAAACAAAAAAGACTGGAAGCGTAAAGGCATATCAATGCCTCGTCCAAGGCTAAGACCTGTAAGCAATTGATATATAAGGAAACAAAGTTTGCTTTCTTCAAAGATAATTGTTGCTTTCTTCTGGCAGAAAGGAGATAATAGGCTATCAACTGAGAAAGGAACTAACCATGAACATGATCGTAACTAATATGTCAGACTTTAACAAGGAAAATCCAGGATTGATCGAGGCTCTTAAAGAGCTGACTTCTTGGAACAGCTTTGCTGCTTCTTTGGTGGAGCAGTATAACAAGCGTGGATCTCTTTCTGAGAAGCAGGTCGGTGCTGCTGTTGCGATGCTGATGAAGATTGCTGCTCGTAAAACTGAGCGCGACAATGCTCCTGAGCTAGACTTGAGCAACATAATCTCCATGTTCGCCAAGGCTCATGAAGCCATCAAGACACCTAAGTTCCGCTATGAGGATCTGGTGATCTCTCGTGCACCTGACAATGGTGCTAATGCTGGTGCTCTTTACGTCAAGGTTGACGGTGAGTATGCAGGCAAAGTTAAGGAAGGCAAGTGGTTCGGCATCCGTACTGCTCCTGAGGGCATCATTAACAAGCTGCAAGAGATTGCTGCTAATCCTCTTGAGTCAGCTGTTGCTTATGGTCGCAAGACTGGCAACTGCGCGTGCTGCGGACGCGAACTAACTCGCCACGATAGTATTGAGCGTGGCATTGGACCAATCTGCGCAGAAAGGTTCGGACTATGAAGATCCGCAAGGCTGATTACGGCAAGTTCTGTCTAGCTTCAACCAAGCTAGATGGGACAGCCATTCAGAGACTAGCATCCCTCCCAGGATTCAAGAAGTGGATTGAGAGGGATCTGCTTTTCGCCCCAACAGGCGCAAACATTGATCACATCCATAAGTTCTGGCCTGATGCTGAGTGGGCTGAGGACTGCCAGCAGTATCTTGATGAATACATTGAAACCAAGATTGAAGCTGAAAAGCTGCGTCAAGAAAAAGAGCTCCCAGCCGAGGACAAAGGCGACTTCATATTCAAGACGCAGCCTTTTGATCACCAACGCAAAGCATTCTACATGAGCCGAGACAAAGAGGCTTTCGCTCTTCTTATGGAGCAAGGCACAGGCAAAACAAAAGTCATCATTGACAATGCTGCCTATCTTTACGGCCAAGGCAAAATCTCTGCTCTCGTAGTGATTGCGCCTAATGGTGTTCACCGCAACTGGCTGAACAAAGAGATCCCCCAGCACATGCCCCACTGGTGCCAATACAAGTCTGTGCATTATTATGCAGGCATGACCAAGCAGTGGAAAGAATATTTCGAGGAC